CAACGGCATCTTCCACAAGAAGCCCTCTCTCACAATTTTCCGTTTGAGATAGGTAACTTCAGAGCGTGGATAGAAGTCAGGAATATCACTGCGCTTATATGCATCGGTGTAAATTTTACCATTTCTGGCAAACCACTTCTGCATCGTCCTCATTGTCAAATACTTCGCAAGTTCTTTGTGAGGTCGGCCGACGTTATCATCTCCAGTAAAGGAGAGACGCTCAGTCTTCGCCATTTCAATGGCGGAAAGTGCGGCCTGAGGTTTGTTGGCAAAACAATAATCAAATGAATGACCAGTGTTTTGGTGACAGTATTCCTCTAAAACTGTCTCTTTCGTGTTCAACTTCATAATGAAGCACTGTATGGTTGCAGTGTGGAAAATGCCTGATCGCATTCCAAATAGAACAAGAAAGACAACGTTGCCCAATTGAATGGGCATAAGTGTGATGTGACACACCATGTTGTAAATTGGTACTAACACGGGTTCACCTCTGACCATAGATTGGGGAATTGAGGAAATCACCTCCGCATCACCGAACTTAACAAAAAGTTCCGAGACATGGATTGAAAAGTGTTCCTCTTCAAATTTTCGATCTGTAGAATCGAGATTTGTACAATCTCCAGCGATCCATCCAAAATCAAGATCCTCACCCTCGCAAAAAGCGTGGTAAGTGATCCAGTTAAGGAGTTGAGTCGTTTCATTTACATTTTGCGGACTAATTCCACACGCAATGTATGACTCCAAGCATCCTCGCATGGCGTTTTCTAAGTAAAAAGCAAAGTACTTCCGACAAACGCAAAGCAATTCAACTGGGAGGGAGTCGTAAATTCTCGGTTCTCTTCCTGGTTTTCGACGTTCTTTCTTCAAGTTCATCTTCGAAGTGTGAGACTTCAGCCATTCAATGGCTGTGTCAATTTTTAACATAGCTCGTTCACACTCTGCCACTTTCGCAGCAAACCAGGGTTTAGGGACTAAAGGAGCCCCATTCTTTCTATGAGCTATGACGGATTCTTGAGTAAACAAGTGTGCACGAGAAGGTTTCTCACCAGGATAGAGCTCCCGGATAGTCTTCTCCAAATCAAGTGATATGCCTGCTGTCAGGTCAATCGACTTGTGGATAAACTTGAATCCTTTCACGCCGTTGTACATCTCCTCATCCGTAAGGATTCTCCACGGTCCTAAGTAATTCTTCACTTCCATTGTGATTAATTGCCTAGCAACGTGGTGTACAAGCAGTTTTCCAATAGCATCTTCATCGATCTTTGGGACGTTGAATTTCTTAAGTGCCAGAGCGGCAGGTGAAACCAAACGTCCTTCAGCATCTTTGTAAGGGCGCATTTCCACAGGAACTGTGGTAACCGCACCGACACGTCCAAAAGCAGGTGTTTTTCGAATCT